TAAGGAGCACAAATAACCCCACGTTTTTCCAAACACCCCCCATCTCATTTAAACAACCCTTTACCCACATTTTCTACATCATAAGTGGTGAATCTCCTCTAACAATTGGCACCAGGACGTACCTACCCCCTTCATCATCTATAACACCCTCCCCCCATACATTGCTCTAACCGAATCGGCATTAAGTACTTACAGAAACACCCCCCGTCACTTTTATTCAAGGTACTTGTTTCCTTTAATATTATTTTTAGTATAGAATTCACCCATCAAGGGTTTTACGATGACCGAGGATAGATGGAAAATATAATTATTCCTCACATAGAAGAGGACGTACTGCTTCCAGCCAACGCTACCGAAGCCTTTCCAGAACTGTCTCCAAAAGAAGAGTTAGACGCACGAGCTAGGACTATCACCTTACTTGCTGAACTTAACGGCAACCCACTTTCTCCCACTGCTGAACATGTGGCGCAAGCAACAGAAATTGCTACCCAGATGATGAATGACCCAAAAGCTAGACCTGAGTTTAAGAACTATCCTAATGAGACATTGGCTTATTTGGCAGGTATGGTGTCCCAAATGAACGTGCAACTTGTGGACGACCTAGCTGAAATGAAGATGTATGTGGTTAATAAGCTACTTTATGAGGTAGAACATGCCTCAAACACCAAAGACAGGCTTAGAGCCTTACGGGATTTGGGTGAAGTAGACGGAATTGATGCGTTTAAGAAGCGTTCTGAGGTCACAATGAAGGTGCAGAGCATCGAAGAGGTCGAAAAAGAGCTATTTGAGACGCTTTCTAGCTTAAAACACAAGGCAATTGACGTAGAAGCTAGAGAAATCAAGTCTAAAAAATGACACTTCAGCGTAAATTAACTAAAGAAGACATCGCAATACTTGAAAAAGCTGTGCCTGGTATGCCGCCAGACAAGAAAAGGCATACTTTAAAACTAATTAAGACCTATAAAACCGAAACAGTACAAGAAGATGGCAAGGAAAACTTCCTTGACTTTATCGACCATGTATATCCAGGCTATAAAGTAGGTGAACACCATGAGAAATTGGCTAGAATCTTTGAAGAAATCGCTGCAGGCAAGAAGAAACGGGTTGTTGTCAATATTGCACCGCGTCATGGCAAATCCGAACTTATCTCCTATCTTGCACCCGCATGGTTTTTGGGTAAATACCCTCATAAGAAGGTCATTATGGCTTCGCATACGGCTGATCTTGCTGTTAATTTCGGTCGTAGAGTTAGGAATTTGGTCAGTTCAGACTCTTATAAAGAGATATTTCCAGCGGTAGAACTGCAAGCCGACAGTAAATCGGCGTCTAGATGGGGGACTAATTACAATGGAGAATATTTTGCTATTGGTGTTGGCGGTGCTTTGGCTGGTCGTGGTGCAGATCTATTTATCATTGACGACCCTCACTCTGAGCAAGACGCTAAACAAAACAGAGCTGACGTTTTTCTACCAGCTTGGGAGTGGTTTCAATCTGGGCCTATTCAGCGTCTTATGCCTGGTGGGGCTATTATTGTCGTGATGACTCGCTGGTCAAAACTTGATTTGACAGGGCAAATTGTCAATCATATGGTCAAAAATGAGGATGCAGAAGACTGGGAAGTGGTGGATTTTCCTGCGATTATGCCCTCAGGTAAACCGCTTTGGCCCGAATTCTGGTCTATTGAAGAGTTACTAGCAAAGAAGGCTTCTTTAGATGTGCGGTACTGGAATGCCCAGTATTTACAACAGCCTACCTCAGAAGAAGGTGCTTTAATTAAACGGGAATGGTGGCAGATTTGGGAAAAAGATGACCCGCCAGACTGTGAATTTGTGATTATGTCTTTAGACGCAGCTCAGGAGGCAAACAATCGTGCGGATTACAATGCGCTCACAACGTGGGGGGTGTTCTTTAACGAAGAGACGAGTAACTACAACATTATCCTTCTCAATTCCATTAAAAAACGGATGGAGTTCCCAGACCTCAAAAAGCTTGTACTTGAAGAGTACAAAGAATGGGAACCAGATTCGTTTATGGTTGAAAAGAAGTCCAATGGGGCGGCTCTCTACCAAGAATTACGGCGCATGGGCGTACCAGTCGGGGAGTTCACACCTGGCAAAGGTCAAGACAAAATCTCTCGCGTTAATGCTGTATCAGATTTGTTCTCGGCAGGCATTGTCTGGGCGCCAGAGCATCGGTGGGCGAAGGAAGTAATTGAGGAGTGTAACGATTTCCCTAGCGGAGTGAATGACGATTTGGTAGACTCAACGACATTAGCCTTATTGCGTTTTAGGCAAGGTGGATTTATTCGTCTGCCCAGTGACGAACCAGAAGATGATTTTTTGTATAAATACGGCAGACGTAAAGCTGCGTATTACTAAGGATAGATTATGTCAATTGAAAAAGCCCTGTATCAAGCCCCTGTCGGACTTGACTCTATTGTTGAAGAAGAACCCATTGAGATTGAGATTGTAGACCCAGAGTCAGTCAAGATTGGGATTGACGGTATGGAGATTGAGATAGAACCTGCCGAACCTTCCGCAGAAGACTTTGACGCAAACCTTGCGGAGTACATGAGCGAGGGAGACCTTACTGAGATTGCAGGTGATTTACTAGGGGACTTTGACGATGACATCTCCGCCCGTAAAGATTGGATTCAGACCTATGTAGACGGACTTGAGCTATTGGGTATGAAGATTGAGGAAAGAACAGAGCCATGGGAAGGTGCTTGCGGTGTGTATCACCCACTATTAAGTGAAGCACTAGTGAAGTTCCAGTCTGAGACTATTATGGAGACTTTCCCAGCCGCAGGTCCAGTTAAGACTGTCATTATTGGTAAAGAGACCCCACAGATTAAAGATGCGGCTCAGCGAGTTCAAGATGACATGAACTATCAGTTAACAGATGTAATGCAAGAATTCCGACCTGAGCATGAAAGAATGATATGGGGCTTGGGTTTAGCGGGTAATGCGTTTAAGAAAGTGTATTACGACCCACACATGGAACGTCAAGTCTCTATGTTTATCCCAGCAGAAGACATCGTGGTTCCATACGGTGCTTCTAATTTACAGAGTTCCCCACGCGTGACTCATGTGATGCGTAAAACTGAGAACGAGGTTAAACGACTTCAGTTTGCGGGTTTTTATAGAGATATTGATCTTGAGACCCCCAGTGGAGCTTTGGATGAAGTAGAGAAGAAAATTGCGGAAAAGATGGGCTTTAGAGCTACATCGGATGACCGCTACAAGTTATTAGAGATGCATGTAGACCTTGACTTGCCTGGTTATGAAGATGAAGAAGATGGAGAAAAAACAGGCATTGCTCTTCCTTATGTTGTAACAATTGAAAAGGGAACGCAGAATGTCCTATCAATTCGCAGAAACTGGAGACCAGAAGATGAGACTAAACAAAAAAGACAGCACTTTGTACATTACGGCTATGTGCCTGGCTTTGGCTTTTATTGCTTCGGGCTTATTCATTTGGTTGGCGCCTTTGCTAAGTCGGGTACTTCTCTTATCCGACAACTTGTTGATGCAGGAACCTTATCGAATCTGCCAGGTGGCTTTAAGACCCGTGGATTGCGGGTCAAAGGTGACGACACTCCGATTGCCCCAGGCGAGTTCAGAGATGTAGACGTACCTAGCGGAGCAATCAAAGACAACTTAATGACCTTGCCATACAAGGAACCATCACAAGTCCTCTACTCTCTTTTAGGCACAATTGTCGAAGAAGGCAGACGCTTTGCATCGGCAGGGGATATGAAGATCAGTGATATGAGCGCACAGGCTCCTGTGGGGACGACACTGGCAATTTTGGAGAGAACCCTGAAGGTGATGAGTGCGGTTCAGTCAAGAATCCACTATTCGATGAAACAAGAGTTGCGGTTATTAAAAGAAATAATCCGTGACTACACACCTGACGAGTACAACTACACTCCAGAAGAAGGTACGCCCAGAGCTAAGAAAGCGGACTATGACATGGTGGACGTTATTCCAGTCAGTGACCCTAATGCAGCAACGATGGCGCAAAAGATTGTTCAGTACCAAGCAGTTCTTCAGTTGGCTCAAGGGGCGCCGCAGATTTATAACCTGCCGCAGTTACATCGCCAGATGTTAGATGTGTTGGGAATTCGCAACGCTCAAAAACTTATTCCGTTACAAGAAGACCAGAAACCACGTGATCCGATTTCGGAAAACATGGGTGCAATGAACGGCAAACCTTTGAAAGCCTTTGCATATCAAGACCACGATGCGCATTTAATGGCTCACAATAACTTCTTGCAAGACCCGATGACTCAACAAGTAATTGGGCAGAACCCTATGGCGCAGCAGATTGCGGCTTCTTTGCAAGCACATATAGCGGAGCATTTTGGCTTTAAGTATCGTCAACAGATTGAGCAGCAAGTCGGTGGACCAATACCGTACCTCAACGACGACGAGGAGACTATGCCTCAAGAGTACGAGATTCAGTTGTCTAGGTTGGTGGCTCAGGCTTCTGCCCAGTTGTTACAACAAAATCAAGCTCAGATGGCTCAAGCTCAAGCCCAGCAACAGGCTCAGGATCCAATTATCCAGATGCAGATGCAAGAACTTGAACTTAAAGCAAAAGAACTTGACCGCAAGATACAGAAAGATCAGGCTGACGTTGCCTTAAGACAAGAGCAGTTAAGCATTGACCGTGAGCGAGTTGAGATTCAAGGCGAGCTAGAGGGTACTAAGCTCGGAGCGAAGATGGCTAAAGAAAAAGACGAGCTAGACCGCAGGGAGCAGATGGAAGGTACACGGATGGGTATTGATATGGCTCATAAGAAAGACCAGATTGACACTCAGAAAGGGCAGATAGCTGCACAGCTAATAGCTGCTCAAATAAATGCTTCTAGACAAAAAAAGGATAACAAATGACAGGGTTAGAACTAATTGCTAAACAGATAGACGATAAGGTTGAGCAGTTAAAAGAATCGGTAGTTATAGGTAATTTAGATCACGTTCAGTATCAAAAACTTTGTGGAGAGATTAGAGGTCTGCTTACTGCAAGGGGTTACGTATTAGACCTCAAAGACAAAATGGAGAATACGGATGAGTGAAACGATCGACTTAAATAAGGCGGTGGATTTGGCGCAGCTGCTTGATAAGTCAAATGAAGAAAAAGCAACACAACTACCTAAACCTTCTGGATACCGCATTTTATGTGCTATTCCTGAGGTTGAAAAAGAACACGACGGGGGGATTTTAAAAGCAGACGAGACCCTACGATATGACGAACTTTTGACAACGGTGTTGTTTGTAGTAGATCTAGGTCCAGATTGCTATAAGGATCCAGTACGGTTCCCAACGGGAGCTTGGTGTAAAAAGGGTGATTTTGTCCTTGTTAGACCGAATGCTGGTACTCGATTAGTAATTCATGGGCGGGAGTTTCGCATCATTAATGATGACTCCGTAGAAGGTGTAGTTGACGATCCACGTGGCATTAAACGTAAATAAGGAGCTGACGATATGGAAAATTACAAATTTCCTGATGAAATAGATGAAGTAAAAGACGAGGGTAAACCCGTAGAAGAAGTAGAATCTAAGGGTAAACCCGTAGAAGAGGAAGACAAGATTGAAATTGAGATTGAAGATGACACTCCCGTTGAAGATAGAGGGCGTAGAACTTCAAAACCTGAATTTGTAGAAAAGGTCGAAAAAGACGAGTTAGACCTCTATTCTCAAGAAGCCAGAAGCAAAATTGATGCTTTTAGGAAGTTTTATCACGACGAACGTAGGGAGAAAGAAAAAGCCTTACGAGAACAACAAGAAGCTGTTCAAGTAGCTAAAAGCCTCTACGAAGAGATAAAACAGCTTAAAGGCAGGGTTAATTCTAGCGATGAAGCAGCAATTAGTTCGTTTAAGACGAGTGCTGAGCGCGAGCTAGATATGGCTAAAAAGGAATATAGAGAAGCCTATGACGCTGGTGATTCTGAAAAATTAGTCGAAGCACAGGATAAATTAACCACTGCTAAGATGAAAATTGAGAAGGCGTCTAACTACGCTGAAAATATAAATCAGCGAAAGGCTTTACAAGAGCAAGAAAATGAAGTAAAAATACCACAACAGACGGAAGCAGCGCCTGTCCGTGACCAAAAAGCTTCGGCTTGGCAAGAGCGTAACTCTTGGTTTGGTCAAGATGACGAAATGACAAGCCTAGCCTTAGGGCTTCACGAGAAGCTTGTCAAAGAAAACGGGCTAGCATATGCGACTACTGACGAGTACTACAAGCGCATAGACGAAACTATGCGTAGGCGTTTCCCTGAGAATTTCGAGGGGGAGAAAGTTGACGATGAAAAAAGTACACCTCGGTTAAAACCGAGTACGGTAGTTGCACCTGCGAGTCGAAGTACATCTTCTAAGAAAATCAAGCTAAATACGTCCCAGCTTGCGATAGCGAAGAAGTTAGGTTTGACCCCAGAGCAATATGCCCGTGAACTTATAAAAATGGAGGCCTAATATGGCTAACAACAGAATTACTCGTGAAGTAGATACCAGAGAAATCAGTGAGCGTCCTAAGCAGTGGGCGCCAGCGGAGCTTCTCCCTGAGCCAGATAAACAGGCTGGGTATAAGTATCGTTGGATTCGTACTTCAACGCTAAATCAGGCGGACCCCCGCAATCTCTCTGGGAAACTAAGAGAAGGTTGGGAACCTGTGGCACTTGAAGAACAACCCAAATTCCAACTGCTAGTTGATCCCAATAGTCGCTTTAAGGACAACATTGAGATTGGCGGGTTATTGCTTTGCAAAACTCCAGAAGAGTTCGTTGAACAACGTAATAAACATTACCGAATTCAAGCCGAAAGTCAGATGGACGCTGTAGACAATAATTTAATGCGCCAGAATGACCCAAGGATGCCCCTCTTTAATGAGAAAAAATCTACGGTGACTTTTGGAAAAGGTAACTAAACTTAATTAGGAGTTTTAAATGGCTTATCCTACCGTATCAGGACCCTATGGGTTCAGACCAATCAATTTGATTGGTGGTCAGGTATTTGCTGGTCAAACTCGTTCAATTCCCATCATTTCAGGTTCTACAACCGCCATTTTCTTTGGTGATGTTGTACGTCTGAACACAGATGGTGCTTTGAGCCGTGTTTCAACCACAGCTACCGCAACCGATGCCGTTGGTATTTTTATGGGTTGTCAGTTCACAAACCCAACTACCAAACAGTTGCTACAACAGCAATTCTATCCAGGCGCTATTACCGCTTCGGATATTACTGCGTTTGTAGCTGACGATCCAGATGGACTTTTCAAAGTAGCAGTATTGTCAGACGCAACCACCATTGGTGGCTTAGTTCAGACTGACGTTGGTAACAACGTATCAATCTTGACAACCGCTGGCTCTACAACTTCTGGTGATTCAAACGAAGGCGTTTTAAACAGTACCAGCTCGTCAACAACCAATCTTCCATTCCGTATTATTGCGGGTGTACCAGAGACTGTTAATGCGCTTGGATCTTTCACTGAGGTAATCGTCAAGTTCAACTTTAGCGTACATACCTATTACAGTGCAACCCCTGTTGCAACTGCAGCTTAAGGAGCAATTAAATGGCTATTTCACGCGCACAACTACTGAAAGAGTTGCTCCCAGGTCTGAACGCATTGTTCGGTCTTGAGTATGCGACTTATGGTGAACAACACAAAGAGATCTACGATACTGAGACCTCTGAGCGTTCGTTTGAAGAAGAAACAAAACTGTCAGGCTTCTCCGCTGCACCAGTCAAAAACGAGGGTTCTGCCATCGCTTATGACAATGCACAAGAGGCTTTCACAGCTCGTTATAACCACGAAACCATCGCCCTTGGCTTCTCCCTAACGGAAGAGGCAATCGAGGACAACTTGTATGACAGCCTATCAGCTCGTTATACCAAGGCTTTGGCTCGTGCTATGGCGTACACCAAGCAGGTTAAAGCTGCTGCTGTGTTAAACAACGGTTTCACTAACTCTGCCGTTTATTACGGTGGTGACGGTGTACCTTTGTTCTCGACATCTCACCCATTGGTTTCTGGTGGTGTAAACAGCAACACTCAGGCTACCCCTGCGGATTTGAACGAAACTTCCTTGGAAGCTGCCGTTATTCAGATCGCTGCTTGGACAGATGAGCGTAGTTTGTTAATCGCTGCTAAACCTAAGAAGTTAATCGTTCCACCTGCATTGCAGTTCGTTGCTACCCGTCTCTTAGAGACCCAGCTTCGTGTTGCTACCGCAGACAACGACATTAACGCTATCGTAAACAATGGTTCGATCCCAGATGGTTATTCAGTAAATAACTACCTGACCGATCCAAATGCTTACTTCCTCTGTACTGATGTTCCAAATGGTATGAAGCATTTCGTTCGTACTCCTTTGAGCAACAGCATGGACGGTGACTTCGATACTGGTAACGTC